GCTATTGGGCAAAGCGCAAAGAAAAATCTATCTGGAGATAATGCTAAAAAAATAACTAAAGAGCTAGACAAAACAGCTCAAGCTGCTAAGAATACAAAGACTAGATTAAGAGAGCTTGAGGATGAACTAGCAGACATTGGAGATGTTAACAGTCCACAGTTTCAGAAGTTAGCAAAAGAGGCTGGTGTTTTACGAGACCAGATGAATAACGCTAAGGCTGCTGTGCGTAGTATGTCTGAAGATTTCCCAAGATTACAATTAGGTAAACAAGCCTTTCAAGCAATTGGTGGAGCTGCTCAGGGTGCAATGGGTGCGGCTGCTTTGTTTGGTTCTGAGAATGAAGAGGTAACTAAGAGCATTCAAAAGTTGGTAGCTGTCCAGTCAATACTTAATAGTGTAGACGCTGTTGCTAAATCTTTAGGCGATGAGACAGCGCTAGGTTTAAAAGTTAGAACTGTATTAACAAACCTAAAAGCTAAGGCAGATAAGAAGCTAACACTTGCAACTATAAAACAAACAGCAGTACAAACAGCATCAACAGCAGCAACTAAAGCTGGAACTGTTGCTATGAAAATATTTAATGCAGTAGTAAAATCGAATCCAATATTCTGGTTAATTACTGCTATTACTGCTGCTGTTGCAGCGTTTGCGTATTTTTTCTCTAGCTCTGAAGATGTAGAAGCACAAACCGAAAGACTAACAGCAGCTATTGACAAACAAATAGAGAAGATGGATAAGTTGTCTGAGAGAAGCGCAAAAAAAGCAGAAGAAGCTACTAGGCTACTAGAATCAAGCTTAAAAAAAGAGACACAACTTTTAAAAGAAAAAGGAGCAACAGATGAACTACTTAGAGATAAAGAGTTAGCAAATCAAGCTATATTAATAAAAGACAAATTAAAGAATGCAAAAAGAGAAGAAATAGAAAGACAAAAAACAATAAAACGTAATAAGGTATATTATGATGCTTTAGCGAAACAAAGAAAAAAGAACTACGAAGAAGGAGAGTACGAGCTTGGAGATAGTCTTAATGAAGAGATGAAAAAGTATAGACAACATAATGAAAAGTTAAGAAATTTAGATACAGAGTACAATACAAAAAAGAAACAGCTAATTACTGACTTAGAAATAGTATTGTCTAAGGATAGAGAAAATGATAGAAAAGACGAAGAAGCAGCTTACAAAGCTAGACAAGATAGATACAAAGCATTCTTACAAACTAAGGAAGCTGCAAGAAAACAAATAGAAGACTTAACAAACCAAGCCATACAAGATGAAACGGCTAGAGCTGAAGCAGTAGCATTGACCAAAAGAGATAGAGAGCTAGCAGCTGTAAAAGGAACAGCAGAACAAAAGGCAAAGCTACGAGAACTGATAGAGCAAGACTATCAGAACACACTAACTAAGATAGCTGAAAAAGGTATTAAAGAACGTCAAAAGCTAGAAGAAGATGCAGCTAAAGTACTAGCAAAAGCGAAAGAAGATTTCGCAATGGAAGAGGAGAGCCTCCAAGAGATTGCAACTAGGGCTGGAATGACAGCAAGAGAGATTGAAAAAAGAGATATAGAAGACCACTACTTTGACCTAATCGAAAGAGCTAAACAGCATGGTATAGATGTAGCAGATTTAGAGAAAGAAAAAACTGCGAAACTAGCAGAGATAGATAATACAGCTAAAACAGAAAGCCTAGATAAAGAACAGCAAATAAAAGATGCTAAGCTGTCTATGGCTTCTGATACTTTTGGGGCTTTAGGAAACCTAGCAACTGCATTCGCTAAAGACAATGAAAAATCTCAGAAGAAAGCCTTTGAAATAAATAAAGCTATACAAATAGCTCAAGCAGTAATTAGCACTTATCAAGGAGCGAATGCCATATTTGCAACTGCTGCTGCGAATCCTAAAAGCGTTCTTTTCCCAGCTCAGCCTTTTATAATGGCTGGAGCTGCAATAGCTTCTGGACTTGCTAATGTTGCTACAATAGCAAAAACTAAATTCTCTGGCGGTAGTGTTAGCGGAGGTGGTGGAGGCGGAGCAAGTAGCCCACCATCAGTAGGCGGAAGCGGAAGTTCACAACCAGCTAGTTTTAACGTGGTAGGTAATACTGGAGTTAATCAATTAGCTGAGACTTTAGGCAATCAAGGACAGCAACCTATACAAGCATTCGTAGTAGGTTCTGAGGTTACAACTCAGCAGAGCTTAGATAGAAACAAAGTAGAAACAGCGACACTATAAAAAAAGGGTAGGAAACCACGCCTACCCTAATAACTAACCTTAAAGAAACTAAGGGAACATAAATAAATAAATTAAATTAAATTTTGCTCTCTATAGCAGATGCAAATATATGAAAAGAATTTAAAACAAAACACAAAAAACTAGTTAAATAAATATGCAGACTATAGAACTATTTATTAAGGACGAAGACGAAGATGGAGTATTCGCAATTTCGCTAGTAGAAAATCCAGCTATCATGGAGGACTTTATAGCGCTATCTGAGGAAGACGCTAACAAGTTTACAGTAGAATTAAAGACTATTGATGAGGAGCGAAAAGTAGTAGTAGGATACGCTTTAATTCCAGACCTTGAAATACCTAGAGTAAAAGATGGTAAGCAGTTCAATATTATAATGTCAAAAGAAACAGTAGCAAAAGCGGCTGCTCTTTACATGAAGAACTTAAACCTAAACAACGTAACAAGCGAACACGAGAAGCCAGTAAAAGACTGCTGCGTTATTGAGAGCTGGATAGTAGAAGACAAAGATAACGACAAGGCTAATATGTACGGACTTGAGCCTAAAGGTGGCGAGTGGGTAGTAATGATGTCACTAAGCGATTCAGAATACAGCAAGGCAAAAGATGGTACTTACAAAGGTTTCAGTATAGAGGCAATCTTTCAAGGCTTTGAGGCTTTGCAAATGAATGAAGAGGTAGAGCTTGAATCATATAACGACTATCCACAAAGCGCAAAGAACAACGCTAAGAAAGTTTTAAAGTGGAGAGAAGAGTACGGAGATGAGGTACAAGGAATGACTAGAGTGGGCTGGACTCGTGCAAACCAATTAGCAAAGGGAGAAAATATTTCGAGAGACACAATCGCAAGAATGGCATCATTCAAGCGTCATCAAAAAAACGCTGAGGTAAGCGAAGAATTTAAAGATACTCCATGGAAAGATAAAGGCAGAGTAGCTTGGCTTGGATGGGGTGGAGCTTCTGGTATTAACTGGGCTATTGATAAACTCAAGTCCATAGACAACAAGTCTGAGCTTAAGGACATAGTAGAACAGATTAAAAATATCATTGAATCTAAGTAGATGAGACGTAAAAAGAAATATTCTACAAAGCTAACAGCTGAGGAGTACGAAAAGTTAACTGGGCAGCGTATAGGTTCGCTAGTTAATCAAGGCGTGAGCAATGTTGTAAACGTCAATACTGAGCGTACTATTACAAACGTAAGCGGATAAAAATAAAACAAATCAATAATAAGTAGTTATATAGTTAAATATCCAACAAATGAAAGAGCAAATAAACACAATTCTAAAAGCAGTAGGCTTGAAAGCTGAAGAGATTAAACTAGCTGAGGCTAAGTTGAAAGATGGAGTTACAATGATTGAAGCTACTCCAGACTTTGAAGCTGGTGCAGCAGTAATGGTAAAAACAGAAGACGAGCAACTTATCCCAGTTCCAGTTTCTGGAGAAGGCGAGGCTTACGAACTCGAAGATGGTAGAGCGTTTAAAGTAGCTGAAGAAGGAGTTATTTCTGAAATGGTAGAAGTTGAAGAAGAAGAAGCAGAAGAGCCAACAGAAGAAGTAGCGGAGGAAGTTACAGAAGAACCAGCAGAAGAAGTTGAAGCTTCTGAGGAAGTACGACCAGCTAAATCTATCATTGAGTCTATCGTTAAAGAGACTAAGTTCTCAAAAGAAAGCGCACTAATTGAAGCGTTGACTGCTGAAATTACAGAGCTTAAATCACAGCTTGAAGCGTCTACAAAAGTAGAAGAGGTAGAAGAAGAGGTAACTGAGGAAGTAGAGCTTTCAGAGGTTAAGCCTATCGCTCACAATCCAGAGCCAAAAGCAGAAGTAAAACTACACACTTTCGGAAACAAAAGAAAGAGAGGTACTACTGATTCTGTAATGAGCAAAATAGCAAAATTAAGTAAATAATAATTTTTTTTTTAAAACAACAAATATGCCAACATCAACAACAATTACAACTACATACGCTGGAGAAAAAGCAGCTGGATATGTAGCAGCAGCACTATTGAGCGCTAACACTATCGAGAACGGTGGTATTACAGTAAAACCAAATGTAAAGTACAAGTCAGTATTGAAAAGAGTTTCTACTGGAGACTTGTTATCTAATGCAAACTGTGACTTTGACGCAAACTCTTCACTTACTTTGGATGAGAAGATTCTTGAGCCAGAAACTTTTAAAGTGAATCTACAAGTTTGTAAAGCAGACTTCAGAGAGGATTGGGATGCAATCGAAATGGGTTATTCTGCATTCGATGAGATTCCAGCATCTTTTGCTGATTTCTTAATTGGACACGTAGCAGCTAAAGTAGCTGGTAAGATGGAGCAAAACATTTGGTCTGGAGTGAACGCCAATGCTGGAGAATTCGATGGTTTCGAAACTTTGTTAGCAGCAGACGCTGAGCTTCCAGCTGGACAGCAAATCGCAGCACTCGGTGGAGGTGTTGACGCTGCCACAGTAGTTGCTGAGCTTTCAAAAATCGTAGACGCAATTCCAACACGTTTGTACGGAGTTGAAGGGCTTACTCTTTACGTTTCTTCTAACATCTACAGAGCTTACGTACGTTCACTAGGTGGATTCGGAGCTAACGGACTTGGAGCTGCTGGTGTTAACGCACAAGGTAACAACCAAGCATTTGGAGATTTAATGTTCGATGGTATTCCATTGTTCATGTGTAACGGAATGTCTGACGATACAGCTATCTGTACAACTAAAGATAACTTGTTCTTTGGAACTGGTTTGGCTTCTGA